CTTATGTGTCTGCGTTCCATCTAATGTACCAGTTAAACCAAATCTATATTCAGCCTCTGTACAATTAGTCAAAATAGTTGTTAGTGACTTAGCCTTAAAGTTATGAGCCTCATCACCAATCACCATACCAAATCTATTGAACCATTGCTTTGGTAATTTGTATATTGATTGCCATGTAGTAATGACAACTCTATTATTAGTATCATTTCTATCCTTACCAGAATAGATCTTATGACAGCAATCAACAGAGAAGTTAGAATCCTTAGATGAATAATCTGCAAAGTCAGAATACATTTGCTCTACCAATGATGTAGTAGGAACAACAAGTAAGATATCTTTATCACTATTATCTAAGAACCATCTTACATAAGAATAGATGATTAGTGACTTACCAGATGCAGTAGGAGATAATAGTATTCCTCTTTTATTATTCAGTCCATATCTTACAGCATCAATCTGGTAGTCGTATGGCTCAACAATCTCACCATTAACAGTGTATGTGTAATCATTAATAAATGACATATCAGTTTCATCAACTTCACCAGCCAATCCATAATCAGATATCTCAAATAATAAGTTATACTCTCTTGCATCACAAAACTCTCTAATGTATGCAATCAAGCCACCAGGTAGTGTTTTCGTTCTAGTATCATAGAGACGAATTTTGCCATCCCATATTCTATTCTTATAGGCTGGCATAAACTTATAACCTGGAACAAAGAAAGTGAAGAAGTCGGATAGCTCTCTTGCTACTCCAGGTTCACAGTCGACAATGATCTGTGCCTCATCTTTCTTTTTAATAATTAATGTTTCCATTACATGCCGGAAGTAAACTTCCTCCACTCAATCATATTCTTAATGTTTTGATGTCTCCACTTAATGTTATCCATTATCTCTTTTAGCGTAGCAACCAACTCTTCTAGGTAATGAATCTTTGCTTGCATTGCCTGGATATCTTGATCTGAATCATAATAATAATCCATATCACCTTTTAGAGGTTTAGCAAGACCATTGAATGGATCATATTCCCATCCAAACTCATCTATCTGTTGCTGAGATAACTTACCATTATAGTAAAGCCATTTGTTTTTTAGTAGGACTTTAAACTCCTGCTCTCTGCGACGTAGTTGTAGCTTTGAGACTGTAATCATCTCAAGATACTTTCCATGGAGAACAGCAGAGTTACGAGATTCTTCGTCGAGTGACATCTCATCAATCTGAGCGTCAGTCTTCCACATCTTCAAGACTTCTTCAATATTAATCATAATATAACCTTTTTATTTTATTTATATAATCTTAAAATAACTATATTCAAGTGTAACCATTGTTGTTAGATATTGTATATCAGTAATAGTTGTTTCAAATGGTAATGCTGATATCTGTGTTGGGTATGCATCAATAAACTGGAATCCAACATTAGGATTGTTACTACTTGTTTGTGCTGTTAGAGTTAGATCTCTTGGCTTACCATCATTCTTTTGATCAACATTAAGAACCTGAGCTAATAACCAATCATGCATTTCTCTATAGTTAGTAAGATCCTCATCCACCAAGAATGTTACTGTTAGTGGACCATATTCAATCTTATCAGCAGACATAGGAATTCTGCGCTTAGGTGTTCCAAGCTGAGCAGGGTTAGCCATCATGTCTGGTAGCATAACTGTTTGCAGATGAAAGTTTGCATTTGGAAACTTCAATCTATCCATTGTCATAATAAAAGTTGTTGGTGAGAGGTAATTATAGTTAGTGTTTAAATCACCAGTCGCCTCATAACTCATATCAATTGTAGTATCATACGGCATTTATTATTACTCCTTTTATACACCCTTATTTATAAGGAAAAAAAAGGGGTTCCGAAGAACCCCTTTTATTGAAGTTAATTAGATTAACTAATTATACCTTCATGATGTTACGCACTTCGAAGATTCTGAAGTACTGGTTAGCACGATTTGTACCAAGCTCTGAAGAACCTGCACCACCCGCAAATGGGTTAGCAACCATACCGTAACGAGTCTTGAACCCGATACGAGGTTGGAAATCGTTCTCACCAACCGCACGAACCATAGTTAATGGAACGTATGGGCAGTAGAATAAACCTGCATCATAAGG